TGCGACCAACCAACACGAGGTTACGCGGGAAGTAAGGATCAACATAGACATCATACTTCTTGCTGAGATTACCAACTCTCTCTGCGCCAGCAACACCTCTAGCATCATCAACAGTCACATTTGCGCGGAAACCGGCAGTGAACTCAAGAATGCTAGCAACCTCCGGAGAAGTTACGAGGAAGTTTGCGCCGCCACGAAGAGTCTTTCTGTGGATATTAGCCGACACGTCGTTGACTGTCTCAAGAAGTGTCTCGTACCACTCGGATACAGTGCCTGTGAAGTCAGGAGCAGCCGAAGAAGCACCAATCTCAAGACCGGTATCTCTTGCCACGAAGAGGCCCGGTGAACGTGACCAGTAGTAAGTACCAGCTGTAGCACGCTTGATCAAGTCTTCCATAACCTCACGATCAATCTCAAGAGCAATCTGCTCAGAAAGAATTGATGTAAGCTCAACCTCTGCGTCAAGGTTGTGGTAGGCGTTAAGATCTTGTCCTAGCTCCGGAGTCCACTTAGCCTTGAGCTTTTTGGTCATTGCGGTGACGGACACGGAATCAACCTTAAGGTCGATCTCCGGAATTCCCTCATCGTTCTCAAGACCCCAAGTGCTCTGACCAACGACGGCGCCAATCGCCTCTGCGGATCCCGCAGCAGGGGTGCCGGCAAAATCATCAGTCTCTGGGAACTTACAAGCACCACCAGTAGAACCGGTAAGCGTTTTCGCGAGGAAAGCTGTCGTCTCAGAACCCGTAGCAGCAACAACCATAAGAATGTGGTTCTGGGCAGTACCACTGAACTGGGTCAGTCTTCGAACAACAAGGCCATCTTGACCAGCGTTCGATCCTGAACCGGCAGAAAGCTGCCAATTCATTGCAACGAGATTAGCTTTGTTTAATTGAGCGAATTCGCTGGTTGCAATTTTACCAACAACAACTGCGGAGCCACTCGGGATATCCGGATCGAACTCACAAATGCTAGCAATGTCCGTCTCACCGGGGAAAGCTTCTACTGAGCCGTGAAGCGATATCGCACTAGAGGCAAGAGAAGTAGAACCTGTGGGGGAAGAGTAACCATTGCTGAGATCATAGAAGCTGCTCTGGAAAGAACCAGAGGTGGCCTCTGAGTTAAATCCTAGATCCATACCGCCGGTGATCTCCTGACCGACCTTTGCGCCGCCGTAAAGCGACTCATTTGCTACACGAACACCACGAGTGTCGGTGTATTGGAAATCCAAGAAGAAGATGAGTCCACTGGGGAGGCTCATCGGTTGGACGCTAACCAACTCGTTAGCAATCAAGCCACCAAAAACACGACGAACAATCGGGAAAGCAACAGCTGCGAAACCCTCGACATCGCCTTGTGCCATCGTGGAAGCCTCACGGAGAAGCTCCTTGGCTTGGTTCTCAAGAAGGCGAGCCATATTGTTTTTGGAATTCTCACCTTGTAGACCTTCGAGAAGACCAGTCTTCTCCCACTTCGAGAGTAGAGCAGCGCCTTCTTTTTTCATATCGCGATTAACGATACCTTCTGTTAATTTTTCAAGTACTGACATTTTAAATCTCCTTAATTATTTTTTAAGCCAGCGAGAAGTCTCATCCTATCAACGAAAGGATCAGTTCTCTTATCCTCTTTACGAGGAAGGAATGCTGAAGAACGCTTAGTTACTACTTCGTTCAGCGATTTTGGCTTAGGCGTTGAGGCGCTGCCCACTGCACTTTGAAGCGTTTCAAAGATAATTTTAGTTTCTTCAACGGTTTTTGCATTAGAAATAGTTTCGACAATTTTATCTTTCTGTCGCTCATTTAACGAGGCACTATCTAAAACACGATTCTGGTACAATAGCTTTGCGTTGGAAAGGTTGACTTCTTCTAGTTTTTCTTTCATGCTATTGATTAATGTTCGGTATTTTTGGTTTCGCTCTGTTTCTTTTTGGAGCTTTCTATCTAGTTTTTGAATTCTCTTTTCGTAGGCTTCTTTTAAGTTTTCAATCTCTAGTTCTAGGGACTCTCTTTTAAGATCCTTCGCGCCGGCATCTTTTGCGGCTTTTTTCATTGGCTCTTTTTTGTCTCCATCTTTATCCAGATCTAGGAAATCAGGCTTAGCCTCTTCCTCAAGCTCTTCTACTTCGTCGGTCTCTTCTAGGGTTTCCAAATCTTCGTCAGAGGCTGTCTCCTCTTCAAGTTGTTCTTCTTCATCGTCTTCAAGGAGTGCTCTAATGACGTTTTCATCAAGCTCAATCTCAACGTCTTCGTCAACCTCTTCGGCCAACTCTTCACGGGCAGTCATCTCGGATGCATCAAGATCACCCTCTGCTTGAATTTCTGCTGCCATCATCTCTTCTAATTGATCTAGATCAAGAGTCACATATTCCTCTTCATCTGTTGTTACAGAGGACGGCAACTGCTCGACTACCGCTTCTCCAGTGTCTTCTTCAACAGTTAATTGAGCATCGTCGCTTTCTAGGTCAAGATCCATCTCGTCTTGTTCGAGAATTTTCTCTACCGCAGAACGAATGTCATCTGCATAATGTTCAATTATTGTTTCTTCGGCGCTCTTTTGAGCGGCTTCTTTTAGGGCTTCGGCATCAATTATTGCCTGTTCGAGCATGTTGGACATAATATAAACTCCTTTTGAAAACACTACATCACAAATAAGTAGTAATCATTTTGATTAAAAACCGTTTTTACTAGGAATTACAAACCTAACCGGGCATGCCATCCGAAACATCCAGACTGGTGTGTGGCTCATTGGGAACCGACACACCAAATTTGAAGTTCTTATTGAGACTGCCCATATCCTGCTACTCGGGAATTTCTGTTAGGCCCGATCCAGTAAGGGCATACATACTGCCTGTCGGAATGTTTGTGAGAGAGGCATATAGCATAAAGCCCGCATTGGCATCTGTGTTAGTGATAAATATCTCTTTACATTTTACATCAAACGTAAAAGTATCTTCATCAGAACTTAGTGAAATATAGTGGAAAGCGTCTAACACCTCGCCGGGGTCACTATCACTATTAAAGTGTATTTTAATTTCCTTGTCGTCTGCGGATCCTGAATTGACAACTGTTATGCTCTTTGTTACATAAGGAAATTCTACTTTATGTTCTGTGCCGGCGCTTCCCATATCGGTAGTACCCGTTAGAAAAGGATGACCAGAAATTTGATACGACCCTACATTTCTTAGTCCGACTCCATGTCCTGGATATGTTACTGCCATTTCATTCTCCTCGTAATTTCAATAATAATTAGTGGTTCTTAAACCTATTCTCTCTTTCTCTTTGTAATTTATCTAAAACTTTTTTTCTTCGCAGGCGCTCTCTCTTCTTCTTCAAGGAGGGCTTTTCGTACCTACTGTTTTCAATAAAAGATTCAATTACTCTTGCTTTCTTTGTCTTTTTAGAAAAGCGTCGAATCATCTTTTCGGCCGGTTCATCCCTGTATCTTGGTTTCACCTCTACATTAATTGGTCTTTTCGACATAAGTCACCTTCCTAGATTAAGTTTTTCCACTTTTTTCCATTGCCAACGGCCATGATACCTGAAATATCAACTCCCGCGTCACTTGGATCGACACCAGCTAAAGAGCCTTGCGCTGTTGATCCGGCACCTGGAGTGCCCCCCTTACTAAGAGGCTCTGTGCCTTCGAATAGATCGACACCTTTAAAGCCAGTAGCATCTAAAAGCTTTCTTTTTTTCTCTCGTTCTTCTTCCCACTTTTGCTCAAGAATTCTCTTTTGTTCTTCTGGGTTAATTAGTGATTGTTTTTGTTCTTTTTGTACAGCCGGCTGCGTTGGGGCTCTCAAAGATTGTGTCCCCTTAACCACTTCCGATATTACACCAGATAGCACACCCTCTTCGAATAGTACTTCTTTAATACACTCTTTTATTAATGGCTTGAGTGTAGACTTTAACTGTGATTTTTTCATTTAACGCCTCTTAAAACCTCGTTCAGTGCGCGATTAATCTTGTCGCCTTTTGTGAAAATCTTGTTTAAATTCTTTTCTTGATTTTCTCTCATTAAATATGCACCGGGAGCAGAAGGCTCAGAAACCGCATCAAAACAAATTAATTGTAAGTCCTCTTGTACTACTTGGGCGCCGCCCATTCCTTCTTGAAGGGATCCCAAGGCTCGTGAAGAAAAGCCAAACTTAACCCCACTCTCATACAGGCCACGAAGGACGTCGCCGGCTGGAGTGTTCAAGACTTGAATAGTTCCAAGAACGTCATTGCCGTCCCACCAAATTCTATTAACCATGTGGGAGGCGTTCTTGAGACTAATAACCTCGCCGTCGGGATGGTCGCACTCTCCTAGCGCTCTCTTTTCGGCAACTAGTTTTTGATAGTTTTCGATTTCTCGCATCAACACTTTGCGAGGATAAACTCGGTGGTTTCCATTAATGGCCTCGGCTTCTTGAAGCTTAGCCGCAAAAACCAACTTTCCCTCTTTTAGCATTTTCTTTTCGCCTTCAGTGAGATAATCTTTACACCCTCGATCATCGCACCTTAATTCGTAAAATTCTCTTAAAAGTCTTTTAGACATTTATAAACCCTCATTTTGCGGGCGCAACCCGCGCGTTACTAGAACCCTTACAGCACCGACGAACAGGTTGTAGCGACCATTTATCCGTCCAATAGCTTGTGCTCATATTTAACTCCATCATCTCCAAATACTGTACACAGGACATATGATGTCCCAGAACTTAACCATCCTAATAAAAACAAATTAGTCAAGTTATACTCAAATGTAAATAGTTCTGTGTATTGATTAATCCCAAACAAAAAGGTGCCCACCCAAAAGCCTAAACACATTGGACATCTAAAAAACTTTTGAGGAGGTCTTATCTTATCAAAGATAGTTCCGTAGGCAAGAATTTGTGTAAGGCCATAAGCCACTAGAATAAAATATATTAGATCCATTCAAGCCTCTATTCGTATATACCATAGAGACCATACGCAGCATTATAGCCGGCATAATCCGCATTGCTACCCTTACGCTTTTCATGAGGCACTTTTCCTAGCTCCGTAGAGTGCTCATCATCGGGCTCAAGAAGCTCTTTTTCAATTTCCATTTCATAATGCTGGACTGATTGATAGTAGGGTGCTTCCTTGTGAAAAAACTTGGCAATTGAATAAATTGCGCTTTGTACTGAATCGGCCCCTTCGGGATCCGCACTTTCAAGCAAAACGCCTTCTAGCGATCCATAGACATTCCCGCCTCTAATTGTGGACGTGTCAATTACTCCTTTTTTAGAGAGGAATTCAAAAAATCTAGATTGAGTGGCATATACATGGTCACTGTACTGTTCTTTGGATAAAGCTAAAATTTTATTCTTTTTTCCGGAAACAACGATATCCATCTCAGGGTGGTCAAAAATCATGATATCCCCATCAAGTGATTTACGGGCTTTCAATTCTACAACCGCATCAATCTCTGGTTTAACTGTAATCTTAATGCTCATCGCCAAAAATCTCTTGTATAAGTGTCTGAATTTTGAGAATCTGCTGTAAAGATTCTTTATTAACCGGCTGTTCATTAACTCCTTCAAGGTAGTTAATAATCATGTTCATTTTATTGGACATTTGTTCGTCGTTTTTAATCTCTTCAATTTTAAGTGATTCTTCTAGCTTTTCTTTGAGGCGTCCCAGCTCTTCATTGAGGTGAAATTTAAACTCTACTCCGTTGTTCATGAAGGACGTGACGTATTTGTTTAATAAGGCTCTCTGTTCTTCAAGGAGTTCGCCCCCATATTGCTTATTAAATTTATTTACAAATGTCTTTACAACAAGTCTGGAAACTTTAATTTCTTTTTCTTCTTTTAGCATATCTTTTGAGGAAGTCAACTTTCTTAGGACATGCTCTTCTAGAAGAACTCTTGACTTTGCCGATACATCATCACCAAATATCTGTGACAAAGTTGCTAAATCTTTATAATTTGGAACAAAATTGGAATAAACGCCACTTGAAAGGGTTTTATTTATTTTGCCAATTACCACGCTTTGTTCATTAAATATTTCTTTTGAGTCAAGTTTTTTATATTCTTTTTTTACTTCTTGGATTAGTTTTTCTGCTGGGAGGGGATTCAGTTTTTGACTTTGCGAGAGTGTTTTATACAAATCCAATTCCTTTCCTAGTGTTCTATTCTTGGAAAAACACTCCTTAAGAATTGCGATTGCCTTATCTCTTCTATCAAAATCTTTAGCAATTGTTTGTTTGACCACCTCCCTTACTAGGGTTTCGTACAAAAAAGCGGTATTTCTTTTTTTATTATGTCTCGGCATTGTCTTTACGCTCCAAATCTTCAAGTATCATTTTAATATCTCGGTTGACTTCAAAAAGCCTAATCTCTTCCTGTTTATAAATAGTGTTCTTGTTTTCAGAAATGCCTTTTCCAAGCCCTAACAACTCTTTTGCGCCCGCAGGAAGGTAATTGTGTACCGTTTGTCTCTTGGGTAATCGCGCGACTTCAGGGGACTGCATATGTCGCTTTCGTGGGCCTATTGATTTTCTTTTATCATGTGTAACTGGCTTATACCAACCATGAGATTTGTCCGTAGTTGTTTTGCCAGTCTTCTTGTTTATATATGTGACCGGCTCATCACGCTTGCCTGGTGCCTCCATGCCTGGTGCTGATAAGAGTGCGGTATCACCACCCTCTGGGGCGGGCGATTCAGGTTCGGGGGCTGCTTCAGGCTCTGGTGTTTCTTCTTCTCCTCCGAGATCAGCACCCAAGTCACCTCCTAGATCAAGGCCGCCGCCGGTAAACGCCCCTTCCCCTTCTGGTGCTCCGGTTGCCTCCAGGGCAGCTGCGGCATAACGATCATAGAACAATTCCCTTTGATTTCGCAAGAAGTCTTCCTCGGACATGTCAAATAGATTTCTCGCAATCCATCGCTTGCTGAAGAAGCCCTCAGCTGCCTGCGCAGCAACACTAAACTTGGTATTCCACTGCTCTAATTCTTGAAGTTCCGCAATCTTCGAAGGGTTGTGTAGCTTAAGCTTGAAGGATAACAGATCATCACCTCTGAAGCCTAATGTGTAAAGGTGAATAATACCAATCTTTTCTAGTTCAGAAATGACAGCGCGCTGTAATCGCTGTACTGTCCTAGCAAATCGGATGTCCTTTTGCGCTAAAGTTGCCTTGTCTTCGTCGGCACCTTCCGACCTGGAGAGATATGAGGCGGGAATCTTAAGAGCAGAGAATAATTTATCTCTTAAATATTTAACGTCATCAATATCTCCAGTATAAGTTCCACCCGGTAGACTTTCAATCTTTGTTGAGGCCCCTCCACGAACTGGAATATAGTAATCTTCCTCTACGCTCATAGGATTGTAACGAAGATCCACTCGGCCAGTGTCCGGATCCACAATTTGGTTTCTTTTCATTGACGTGATCACTCGTTGCATATATTGCTCGACATCTTGAGGGGGAATATTTCCAACATCAACATAAAAGATTCTTCTCTCTGGTGCGCGGACAATACGATAGGCCATCATCGCATCCTCTAACAATATAAGTTGTCTCCAAATTCGGCGTGCTCCATCTAAAACAGAAGTTCCATAAGGGGCGAACTTATCGTTTCCTAGAATTCTAAAATGCGCAACTTGCCAATTCTCAAAAGTGACGCCGCCACTATTCCATTGGAACTGTATATAGTTTGGATTATCGGGATCTTGACCTTCCATTCTCTCCACCTCGGCACTGGGGAGTCCTATCACCTGTCGAATACCCAACTCAGCATCGATGTCCAAATAAAGATAAAAATCGCCATATTTACACATGGTTCTGGACCATCCGAAAAGATTAAACTCTACATTTAAGACATTATAATAAAGCGTATTTAATAGTGATTTAATCTCTTCGTCAGCAGTCTCAACCATAAGCATTTTTTGAATACTATTGTGAGTAGTCATTTCGTCAGCATAGATATCCAGAGCAGAAGCAATCTCTGGTGTGTATTCCATTTGTTCAAAATCGGAATATCTTTGTAATCTGCCTTGCGATTGCATCGTAAAGCTGGACATGTTATCGTAGGGATTATAACCTTTTCTTTCGAACTTTTGACCTCCAACATCTTTGAAAGTCTTGGCATATTTATCTAATCTTCTTCTTCTTAATTGACGAGTGTTTTGTGATCTAATATTAATAAGCGGGCCGGAAAACAAACGTGTCAATCGCTTATAAAGCGGTGAGTCTGGATTTCTTGTAGGTTTAGAATTTTGCGGTGCCATTTTTTATCCCTTTAATAACCAAATAAACTCTTTATTGGTGTTGCGCTGATCGACAGCTTTTTCAAACAACTCTACGTGTTTTGGTTTTTTCATTCCAGGTATGCGAGAATCGATGTGTGTCTTACTACTCATTATAGAACCTATCATAGCTTTTTTATACTCTAAATCTCGCTGATTTTCCACTAATGCAGTATCTCGTACCCAACAGCCAATAGCGCAAGCCATAATTAAGTCATCGTTATAGCCTCTTTGCGCCTCTGCTCTACCGTTCCTCCAAATAAACGTATCTAATTCATTAACTAGACGTTTAGAGTAAATAGTAAGTAACTTGTTTCTTATGAATTCTTCAAACTTAGCGATAATCAAGGGGCGAGTTTTGAGCGAAGTTGTAAAGCCAGCGACCGAACTAGAATGACTTTCAGCTGTGACTTGATCAATATATTCATGTGTAGATTTAATGGAATGATAAAGATTTGGATATGCCTTTTCTTTTAACTTTTCTAGTACAGCAAAGCCCACTGTATTGTTTTCCACCACTACCATCGCATTTCCGTACTCTTTCCCAGCGTCGTTGACTATGTTTGTGAACACATCCGGAGTTACTTTGCCTTGATATTCCGCAATGATTTCCATAGTTTCTAATTTAAAAATGTGGAACACTGATGAGTCTTTACCATCGCCTCTTGCAACGTCAGCCACAAGAAGATAAGTACCTTCTGGTTGAAACTCTTCCCATATCCAAAAGTTTCTATCAAATCCTGTTCTGTATTTTGGTTCTTTTATTTTCGCTTTTAATTTTGTTATGTCCTCGCCATAAATTACAGTATCGCCCGAAGTGTTAAAGTTACATTCGTACTCTTGGGCGATTTGGCGACGGCTCATATTTTTTGTTTCTACTTCAAACCACTCATGATCACGGTCGGGATGAACTTGCCACGGAAGGTTTACAGCATGAAATTCATTTTGGCCACTTTCCGCTTTGATATAGGTTTCGTGAAACCAATCACCAACACCATTTGGGGTTGAAAGGGCGATACAACGACCACCAGTAGAAATTGTAGGATAAAGACCGGTCCATAGTTCTTTAAGATTTTCAATATGCGCAGCCTCGTCAATAACGAGAAGGGACAATGCTTCTGAACGACCAGCATCGCCGGATGTTGATGACGCCTTAACCTGGGAGCCATTTGTAAGTTCAAAAGAATTTCTATTATCTATTGAGATTTCTGAGATCAAAAGCCACTTTGGCATATGCTTGATCATCATTTTGACTTTTTTAACTAAGTTGGCTGCTGTGTTTAACTTTGTCGCAACAACAAGAATGTTCTTATCGCGATGGAAAAGCATCAACCAGGCTACATATGCTGCTACAATCGTAGAGATACCCAATTGACGGGCTTTCAAAATAACTGAAAACCTGTAGTCATTAAAATCTTCTAATAAATCAGTTTGAAAATCATAAGTTTTAAAAGGAATTAGACCTTTTTCAGGGTGGGGAATCCTAGCGTAGTTGTTTATAAAGTAGTTCGGATCTTTGCCGCACCTGACTACTTCTTTAAGTATCTCTTTCTTTGTGAGCTTGTAACCCATTACGCGACATTTTCGGGCTTCTTATCTGAACTCAAAGAAAGGAACTCCTTAAATCTTTCTTCGGGTGTGTTGCCGTCATGGAGGGCTTTGGTTTCGCCCATGCCACCAATAGTATACACCTTGGTTGCTTGAGTCCAAGTTCGAATGCGAGACATATTTTGTACCATAATATCGGCCGGCCCATCCTCAGTTAAAGATAAACTCTCTTTGGTGATTGATTTATACTCTGTTTTAAGAAATTTAGCAATATCGGCAAATATCTGTTCTATTTCTCCATCTAGTTTAGAATTGTGGAATTCTTTTAGCGCAAGCTCTG